AAGTTTTTATCAAACTCTATTTGTTGTTTGCGATAAAGGTCAGCCTTGCCTTTTTGGTAACCTTCAGCCATACCATTCATGGCGTACATAGCCATTTGTGCGTTTTGCTTACCACCGCCACCTATAGCCATACCAATGACGTTAATCAAAGAAAACAAACCAGCAATATCTTGCACAGTGTCTTTAGTTGGTACAAAAGCGTTATTTTTAAGCTTTTCTCTTCCTTGATCTAAAGCAGTTTTTTCAGGTAAATTACGCAGAGACTTGACCAACTCTTGTTGTGATTGAGCATCTATTTCAAGTTCAGATGCTTTTTGTTGTTGTTTTGCTCTTTCAACTTCAATGTCGGCTTTACCCAAAGCTTCAGTTGCAGTACCTTTTTGAGCCAACAATTCTTGTTCAGAACCAAAAGTTTCTTTTGGACCAATGTATCCACCAGGAGTAGGAGTCTCACTTATCTTGGACATCAAGTTTTTTGTAATTGGGAGAGTAGGCATCCCAACCAATTCTTGTACTGCTGCGGTTGCCATTATGCTGGTACTCCTACTTGTGGTGTTGCAGTGGGAGTACCCGCAGCAATACGAGCAATGTTGTTGAAGTAACTTGCAGTCAACTGGTTAGCGTACTGGTCAGCTTGCATACCAGTCTTGATAGCACCTATGGCTATATTGTCACCAATACCTGATAACTTTAGTCCGTAATCATATTGCTGTTGTAACAACTGTTGTCTTAATTGCTCGACCGCAGCCTGAGCTTGTTGTGCACCTACACCACCTCTAGCCTGAACACCCTGTGCTACTTGTGCTTGTAGGGCTTGTAAAGACTGTTGACCAGCAGGGGTGAGTGCACCTGCCTGAGCTTGTGCTTGTAATTGTTGACCAGTTTGTTGATAAGGTGCTGCCAATTTCTGAATATCTTGAGCACCTTGTTGACCTGCTTGACCTGCTTTTCTAGCTTGTAGCGCACCCAATAAACCAGTGAGTCCAGCAACACCAAGCTTGCTACCAAGTATGTCACCCAAGTCTTTTCCTTTTGGAGCTTCTGGTTGTTGCGTCAATAATTTTAAATCTTCTGCTCCACGAGCTTGCAATGCAGCAGCAGCAGGAGAAGTTAAATCAACAGGTTTCATAGCTCCCGCAGGTAATGTCCCTGGGGCAAAATCATATCCACCACCTTGATTTACAGGTGCACCTGCATAAGCTGGTCCTTCTGGTTGAAATGTTGTTTGTTGTGTTTGGGCGGGAGGTGCGGGATATAAACCACCAAATTGACTTTCAGGTAATTGTGCTCCACCACCTGTGCCAGGAATACCATATTCATCAGAAGTGCCACCTGCTCCTGCTGGGCTTGTCACTGGTTGGTCAAAGCCTAAAGTATTTTCTCCACCAGTATCTATTGTCTCAAATGAAGGGATTCCAGTATCTGCATGTGGCTTACCACTACCGCCTCTGTCTTTAAGGAGTTGTGCTTCTTCAGGAGATATATAGGCAAGCATGTGCCCCTCTGGAGCTTTAGCCCTCAGAAGTGCTGCTATTTTGCGTACATCCGTACCCATTTTGGTTAAGTTTCTTACTGCTGTAGCCATGTTTATATCCCCAAAGCATTACGTAATGATTCCACATTCCACACATCTTCTCTCTCTTTACCCGTACCCATTGACTCTATTTCCCCAGGTGGTCTGTAGGAAGATACTGCCTGTGTTAGAGGAGAGGCAAACTGCCCTTGTATTGTAGGATAAGAAGCTTTTATTGGTGTAGTTTTAGGTTTGACATAGCTTGTACCAACACTAATAGAAGGAAGTTCTCCAGTTCCCTCTCCTGTTCCACCTGGTCCAACACCCGTACCTGGTCCTGTTCCAGCTCCTGTACCCGTACCTTTTCCTGTGCCTGTTCCGTCAATTCCCGTTCCTAAACCCGTTCCTGTCCCATCACCAGTGCCTGTACCTTTTCCTTTTCCACCTAAACCAGTACCACTATCTGCGCCACCTGAACCTGGGGATGTGCCATCACCTAATTGACCTGGTGCGCCTGGCAAAGATGAGGGTTGTTGAGGTCCTGGGGGTGTTTCAGGACCAGGAGGGGCGTTAGTTAATTGACCTGGAGGCATTACAGGACCAGGTGGTAAAACTGGACCTGGTACGCCTGGTGAACCTGGTGAACCTGGAGGGTTAACGGGTGCTGGTGGAACACGAGGTCCAGTAACACCTGATGGTCCACCCGTTCCTTTAGGAACTGTTCCAGGACTAAAACCAGTTGCAGAAGCAGGTCCACCACTAGGAGCTTGGTTGATTAAATTAAGAATCTTTTGGTCTTTAGATAATTCAGTTGGAGGTGAAGTCGGAGAAGTTGGTGAACCAGGTTCTGGCACACCACCAGGAGGTTGACCACCAGTAGGACTACTACTTCCACCACCACTTACAGAACTTGTAGTTACATCTATTTGAGGTAGTTTTTTTCCTAAAACAACAATTTCACCAAGGTCAGTTACTACTTTATCTTTAGTTTCTTTAATTAAGTTTTCATCAACAGGTTTCAGCTTGCCATCAACCATTTGAATAGCTTGATTAGCTTGTTGCGCTGTAGCGTTTGCATCTGTAAAATCTTTGATTAACTTAATATCAATAACCACTTGTTCAGGGGTTTTTTGTATACCACTTTGAGTCAAAGACAACAGATAAGCAATGATGCCTGTATGAGCTGCAATGTCAGCCAACAAAATACCAGCACTTTCTAGTGAAGTTATCAAAGCGGGAGCTGCAAGCAAAGGCAATATGACTTGTTTTGTATTTGGGTCTTGACTTAAAAGACTTAATCCATCGTCATATTTGATTGAAGCCTTTTGATTGAGTAGAGCATCTATGTCTGCCCTCTCTGCTGCAATAGGTCTGTCTGCTGCATTGATTGATGCTTGCTGAGAACCTGCACTACCCGCAGCAGCCGTTGCTCCCTTGACCAAATTACCTGTAGCTAAGGTTGTTGCTAGTCCTTGACCTATAGTCTGACTATCTAGGGTTTGACCTAGTAACGTACCGCCACCTGTGCTCAGTGCATTTTTAAATATATCTTCAGCCGTTCCACCAGCAATAGCCGTCTTAACGGTAGAAGATGCTACGTTGGCAATGACATTTTGTAATTGTTTGCTGTCAGTAATGCTTTTGGTAAAGTCACCTATCTGCACTTGATTCATAATGCCACTGGCAATAAGAGAAGGAGCAGCGTTTTTAATTGCTTGTTCTATCGTTTGACCTTGGGCTACACCTGTACCTACGGCAGCCAAGGCAGTACCCACAGAGGCAGACACGGCTAGTTCTGCTGCAATAGCTTCCCCAATAATAGGCAAAGCATAGGCAAGACCTATAGCAACAACATCTTTTAATAAACCTCCACCAGGCACACCACCCGTATAACTGACTTGTTTGTTGTAATCAGTAATAGGTGAAACTTGTCCTGTTGTAGGGTTTGTATTGACTACAGTGTGGATAACTCCACCAGCAGAGCCTATTTGCAAATCATATTGATTGTTGCCTATAGAGACAGGATTAGCTGGTAATACATTGCCACTGGCATCTACAACTTGACCGTTAACAACCCTGACTCCACCTTTTTGTATGGTGTTGTATGTTGTATTAAATTCTTGACTAGGGTCGTTTGCAACCTCTGGAACAAACGCTGTTGACTTTGGTGCTGATGCTTGCTGTTGTGCTTGTTGCTCAGCTTGCTGTTGAGCTATAAGTTGAGCTTGTTGTTCTTGTGCTTGTTGTTGTTTGAGAGCTTGGTCTTGCGCTATAAGTTGCATGACAGGGTTGTCTATTGCAGCTTGAATATTGGCTGGCGTGAGTAAACCTTGCTGTACAGCTTGATTGATTGCTATAGCCCACGGAGTATTTTCAGGCGTAGCTGGTACGGCTGGTTGTGGTGGTTCTGGTGGTCCGTATGCCATTTACATTAAACTCCTAATTGAGCCTGTATCTGTTGATGAATGGTCAGGTGAACTCCCAACCAGTCATAAAAGTCTTCTTCTACATTCCAATCACTATCCAACAACTGAAACGGGTTGTCAAGGTTAAGGATGGTTGCTAACCTCTGATGCTCTTGATTGTGCACAAAAAGCCAGTCATCTAGGTTCTTGGTATCCGCATCTATCAACGGATACTTCTGCACAAGAATACCCTTGTCAGCCAGAATCTCGTAAAACAACTGGTGCTGAACACCGTTTTCAAACAAGAACCTACCTAAACCTTCTGTATGTCCAAACTCAACATAAGACAAATTATCATTGTTCACTTGTCTGCCTTGTTATCCAGTTTATTGAATATCTGTTTACAAATGTCTTTAATCTCGTCTATATCTCTGTGGTAATCTTCTTTACCAACATACATGTGAGGCAAATCTCTTACATCATTGTCCAGACGCTCTATAGCCTTGGTGATGTTGTTAAGCACCCATCCACCAAAGAACGCTGCCAGACCAACAATGACATTAAAGATTTGTTGAGTATCCATTATGCTGTCATTCTATTTTGTTGTGCTTCTACGATTGCTCTGTAAGCAGTTTTAACTTCATCTGTCCATACAGTATTGCAAATAGCAACTACATTTGCAGGAACGCCAGTTAAGTCTTGTTCAGGCACTAAAGATGAACGATGATAGGTTTTACTAATTTCATTGCCATCTTCCATGATGCGTGTAGCCTCACGATAGAGAATTACGCCATTCTCGGTTACGGTAATTTGATCTATGTTGGTTTCTTTAGTAATTGACATGATGATTTCCTTAATTTGTTGTTTGATAAACTAATGTTCCGTTGTACCCATAGCCATTTGTCCAAACTAAACCAAGCGTATAAGAACTAAATTGAGAGATTTGAAATTGTGTTCCTGAAGAAGCCGCATATGAACCATAAAAAGTACCTGTAACATTATCTTCTCTAGCAGTACCAGTTGATTTTGTTCCATTATTTGCAGTAGTTGAAAAAGGTAATGATGCAACAGTTGCTATACCAGATGCAGTACCTGCGGAAGTTATAGAAAATTGAAACCAAATAAAAACAAATTTACCAATTTTTATGTATGTTCCATTTGATGTATAAGATGTTAGTGTTCCTGAATTTGGAGTAACAACAGGTGTCCAAGTTCCTTCTTCGTAATCATCTAGCGTATTAGCATCTGATGATGCGTCTTGAGTTGCGGGAAAAGCTACTCCAACACCAGTAGCAGAAGTGTTGCCACCTTTTAAAACCAAAGCACCATTAGAATTTAGGCGCAAAGTTTCTGTGGGTTGTGTGTTAGCCGCTGTTGCGGTTGCAAATTGGAATGAACTTCCACCACTTGCACCATCTACATTCATAAATGCACATGATTGTGCGGAATTAAATATTGCACCTGTATTGGGATTTCTATTGATAGAAAATTGTAAAAGATTACTTACACCAGCAAAATAAGCTGGAGTTGTTGCACCTGATAATAAACTTACACCATCAAAACTTAAATTAGCACTACCAGCAAATGAACCACTTGAGTTGTATTGAATTTGGGTATTAGACCCACCTGGGCTTCCACCACCACCGCTTACAGTAGCCCAAGTAGCATCACCCCGTAAATACGTTGTGCTAGATGGTGTTCCTGTTACCGCACCTGATAGAGCAGTCACGCTACTCATAATCGTGCCACTTGTAGGCAATGTGACTGATGTATTAGCTGTAGCCGTCAAAGTTTGAGAAAAAGCTCCACTTGTAATTAAACTAGAAGCGTTAGCCAAGGTTAATGTGGCACTTGTAGCTGGGGCTGTAATTGTTACTTTATTAACGCTAGTGGCAGTTGCGACACCTATGGTCGGGGTTACAAACGTAGGACTTGTAATCAAAGCTACAACTGTTCCCGTACCATTAGTTGTGTAACTTGTACCCCAAGCTGTGCCTGTAGAGTTAGCTATGCCTGCACCAGGGTAAACTTGAGCAGTAGGAGCAGTGCTTAACCAAGCCGTTCCATTAGAAGTCAACACATTACCCGTTGTACCTGCGGAAATAATAGTTACATTTCCTGTTCCATTACCCGTCATCAAGCCATTAGCCGTAATGGTGACCAATCCTGTACCACCTTGAGCAACTGTTAAAGGTGTAGACACACTAGATATAGTTGCATTTGTAAGGGTCAGGTTACCTACAGACGTTGTAGTCCCACCCAAAGTAACAGACGTATTTCCTAAAGTGGCAGAACTGTTTGCAAGATAACTGTTGGGGAATGTTGTTCCTACACTGGTGATGGTGACATTTGCAAGTGTCAGATTGCCCACATTTGTAGTTGTTCCACCAAGAGTAATGGTTGCATTTCCAAGTGTTGATGTACTGTTAGCCAAGAATGAATTGGGAAAAGTAGACGCAACATTAGAAATGCTGACATTGGTTAATGTGACATTGCCTAAAGTAGTAGCCGTACCACCCAAGGACACAGATGTATTGCCTATAGTAACGCTTGAATTGGACAAAGAACCGTTGCCAATATTGCTTAGCGTGTTGTTAGCACCACTTATGGTCTTGTTGGTTAACGTCTGTGCACCTGTCAAAGTAGCCACAGTGCTGTCAATAGCAATGGTTACATTGGCAGAACCGTTATAACTTGTGCCAGATAAACCTGTGCCTATGGTCAGATTGCCTGGATTAGCAGCCGTGATGGTGACACTGCCACCCAAGCTCACAGATGAGCCATTGATGGTGACACTGCTATTTGCTAAAAAACTATTTGGAAATGCGCTTGCTACACTAGAAACAGTCAGGTTTGTTAACGTCAAGTTGCCAATAGAAGTAGTGGTATTCCCTAAGTAAACAGAAGTGTTACCCAAAGTGATGGGCGTAGCAAAATCCGCATCTAGATTAGATAGCGGTATTGACGTTGTTGCGTTGCCAAATGTATACGGGACTGCCATATTAGAACCTCACTCTTAATTCATGTTCAAACTCGTAGGTGTTAACAACAAATCCAGCACTGTTGCTCTTTTGCGTTAACCCCAAATATTTGCCGTACTGTTGTGCATCTGTCTTGTACAAGAAGTAACCACTCTGAGTAGTCCAGTCAATGACAACACTGCTGTTGTTAATCCAAGGAATTGTAGCTCCTGACCTGTTTACCCAAATGACACTGTTTGACAATGTATAAGGAGGACTAGAACCACTCTCAGAATCTACAGTCACTACAAAAGTGGCTGCATTAGAAACAGTTGCTTCAATACCAAATTTTAATGCTTGTTTGGTTCTAATGCTATCCCCCATTGGGTCTAGAGCAGTCTGTATGTAACTGGCTACATTACCTGTCTGATTGTTGTACAACCTAAACAATTGTTTGCTAGTTACCCCATACAAACTAATAACACCACCAACAGGAACAGAAGCTACATAATTAAGAGCATCACCCTGAGAGGTAATAAACCATTTCTTCTCAAAAAAGACGGCTTGAATATACCTAGACGGGCTTGGACCAAGCGTAAGAGTGCTACTAACGTAAAAGTTAAAAGCAGCGCACAAGATGTTATTGATAAGAACTTGACCACCTGTTACAGGCTTGGTGAAGTCTATGTAAGGGAAAATACCATCTAGAGGGTCAGATAACTTAGATGTTGTAGAACCTACTAAGGCATAAATACCATAGTCGTTCATGAATAAAAGACTTCTGAAGTAAGGAAAAATGGCGTAAATCCTTTTTGTACCTACAGAAGCGGAAACATTGGTGTTGGTAAACAGGGTTGCACCCGTGCTAGAAACACGTAAATCTGAAAACACGTTGATACTGTCATCACCAAAAACATATAAAAAGTTATTGGCTGAATACAAAGCCGTAATAGTTCCATGCAAAGTCTCATCAGTCAAAGTGATAGAACCTGCACTTACAGATGTAAAGTCAAAAGGAGAAGTAGAGGCAGAATAATAAACTGTACGCCCAGCAGCTACCCATGTACGACCTGAGAAGGTGGCAACAGATACTATAGGGTCTGTATTCGTGATGGCAATAGCCGTTGCATTGGTTGACGCTCCTCCACCACTAATGGTGACCGTGGTATTGGAAGTGTATCCTGTGCCAGGGTTTGTCATGATGACTTGTGATACTGTTCCACCTGACAGAATAGCCGTACCTGCGGCACTTGAGCCAGAGCCTGCAAAAGTCACAACCGTATTGGCTGCGTTGGTATAACCCGCACCTCCACTGGTAATGAGGACAGATACAGTGCCTGTTGCAAACGTAATTAAAGATGCTATAGCCGTTGCATTTGTGCCACTACCACCCGTAATTGTCACGCTAGGTGGACTGGTGTAGCCTGCACCTGCATTTGTAAGCGCAATACTTGTTACTTGACCTGTTATTAACTTGGCTGTAGCTGCTGCACTAGAACCACCGCCACCAGTAATAGTTACGCCTGGGGCAGTCAGATAACCAGAACCTGCATTGGTAACGGTTATAGCAACAACTGCTCCACCAGAAATAGTGGCTACTGCTTGTGCTGTTATTCCACCCGCAACAGTCGGTGGGTCTATGGTAATGGTTGGTAAAGATGTATAACCAGAACCAACCGTTCCAACAGTAATTGAGGAAACACCACCAGCACCTGTGGTTATAAAAGCTATGGCAGTGGCATTAACTCCTCCAGAAGGAGCTGCTGCAATAACAACATTAGGTGCTTCTGTGTAGCCAGAGCCACCATTGGTCACGCCTATAGAACCTACAGAACCTATTTTGTTGGTGTTTGTTCCATCCCAAGCAAACAAACCTTTACTAGGGTCACCAATAATAAAGTATTGGTTTTTGTATTGAGCACCTGTCACACCTGAATTGCTGAATGTTCCTGTTATAGCAACATTACCAGCCGTATTGCCTGAACCCGTTAATGCAACCAAACTCACATATTCAGCTCTACCATCATCTTCAAAAGCTACCAAATAATCCGTTAAATTGATGTTAGATGAATATAAAGAAGCGACATTGGCTGATGTGACAATATTGTTAGAACTATTGCTTGCATAAGTCACATTAGACTGAGAAGAAACAATACGAATATTACCGCTACCAATAGGCATAGCATTTTCAAGCCAAGAAAACTCTTCCTTATCAATAGCCGTGCGGTTAGCCTTGGTGTTTAACCCCTTGAAAGCTTTAATGATGGCATAGGACTTCTTTTGTTCTGCTGCTGCCATGATTAGTAGGGGTTAGAGTAAGGGTCAGGGATACGTCTAGTAAAGGAACTATTGAGAGCAGCCTGAACGTGCTTGTTGTATTCCTGTTTGTAAATCTCTGCCTCACCATAACTCTGCTCTTTGTACTTGGCTTTGTAAGCAGCGTAAAAAGCAACTGGCGTGGTAAACGGGTCATTGATAGGGTCAGTAGCCGTGCTGTTTGCACTTGTTAAAGGCAAAGGCAATATAACCGTATCCACTTCCATCATGTAACTCTGGTCAGGTACTGGACCAATATAAATTTGTTGTTGTCCATAGATAGAAAAACAAACAGGTCTACCTACATAGTTTTGCCAATATCTGAGCTGTGCGTTAAACAACGACCACGGCAAATATCTGAGGGGAATACGTGAATTTCCCCAATAAATTGTGACATTGAGCGTATCTAGTATCTGATTTGTGGTGTTTATTGCTGAATAAGGAATAATCTCACAAGGTGCGTAATACGTTAGATAAGCTGTTCCGTTGGCAAAAGCCGTACTGGGTGGGAAGCCACCAGAGACAGATGGGTAAGCAGGTGGGGTTGTTCCCAAAGTTCCAGAAGTGGTAACTTGGTAAGTAAAGATATTACTAAAAATATACTGACCAGAAGTTACAACCAAACCAGCAGACCAAGCAATGGCAGCATCACCCGTTGCTGCTATTGGTGTATTTGAAATGGTAAGTGTACGAAGGCAACCAGTATCTCTAACGACTCTCTCACGACCATCGTTAATGTCATCCGTTAATTCGGAGTCAGACCAGAATACTCCGTTGGCATCGTGCAAGAGCCTACGAACTTCCGTGAGATAGGAAGAGAGAGTTGCCATTTAACTTCCATAGTTTATGCTTGCCTCTGCAAGGATTTTCCCCCCGCATGTCTTTTAACATGCAGAGGTACTACGCCTACAGCCGAGGGTTGATAGCTGTCTTTTTGAGGAGGAGTTGCGGAAATACTAAATTGCGCTAACTTCTCCAAACCTTGTGGTACATCTGAATGAAGTTTTATCCAACCCAAACGAGCTAGATAAGATTCTTTATTCTCCATACCGTGACCAAAGATGTGCTGTGCAGCACCTTGAGGTATCTGCACTGTCACACCCTTAACAAATACGTAGGGAACGCCACACCAACTGTCCGTCAGCGTGTCATCCCCGTTGTTGGTAACGTAAACGTCTTCCATTAACCTGCTACCGTGTCTCCATATATACGAATGTCTACTGTAGAATTTGCTACCGCAGTATTGACTTTCAAATATAAAGCTTGAGTGTTGTAACCGTTAATGGTCGTAGAAGCTGCATACGGACTTGCTATTGTTAAATCTTGAAATTTATCTACAGCCGTCAAATTAGACAATACAGTGGCAGCAACAACCGCATTACTGGTATTGCCATCATTTGTAGTCAAAATAGAAACATTTGCTGTTGAAACATTTCCACTTGCATTTTGAACTGTGATTCTTCTTAAGATAACTTCACCAGAACTAGAGGTAGACCCACCAACGGTAAGTCCACCTGAAAGAATTGGTAAAGAGACAACAGCATTGCCAGTAGAACCTAGTGACACTTGACTTGCAGAAACTAAAGCGTAATTGCCAAAGTTTACTGGGGTATTTTGTGCTACTGAATCTAGATTAGCCATGCTATGCTTTCTTTAAGTGTTGTAAGTGCCAGATACTGACTGACCACCATTAACTGTTGCCAGTGTCATAGTAGTCGAAGTAGCTACCGTCACGTTTGCACGGACGTTTACACCATCAGAAATGAGAACACCACCAGTATTGTTAGCCAATAGAGTAGACCATGTTGCAGTGCTATTGTTAGCATTGTATGCAGACACGGCTTCAATGGTGACGTTACCTGTGGGGAAGACAAGGTAAGTACCTGCTGGAATCAAAGCTGTAGCGTTGTTAGCCGTTACAGAAGTTAATTGCCAGTAAGCACCTGCTGTGTTGGTACTTGCATTTGCAAGAATGATTTTGTTTAAGCCTAATGACATGACTATTTCTCCTTATAGTGATAAATAGTTATAGCCAGAAACCCTAGACATTGACTTAGGTTTCACGCTTACCAATTCGGCAATCATGATAACCGCACCAACGTAACCGATTTGCCAGTTAGGTAATGTAGACTCAAATCCAGTAAACACAAATGAACCTTGCTCGTGGATGTACAAGTTCAAGTAATTTGTGTTAATGAAGTAGACTGCACCTTCTGCACAATAGGGGTCTGGATAAATTGGAACACCAGCGACCATCAACGCTCTGAAAGCTGCTTGAGGACCGTTGTTATCACCGTCAAAGCCAGAGCCTGGGGTAATAACATACTGCTCTTGACCTACAAAGTCTTGAGCTAACAAAGTCCAAGTACCAAATCCGCAAACACCAAACGAAGGCATTTCTGCACCGTTCTTAGTTGTTCCAGAAATATACTGAAGAATGTTTTGTCTTGTAGGATTGACGTTACCTGCGGAGTAAACCTTAGATTTCCACCATGTGTAGGTATTACGGTTGATGTTTCCGTAAGTGACAAGGTTTGTACCGTCATCAATAGCACCAGGCAATCCAATAAACTGCTGAGTGTTAGTGTAATTGGTGTACAAGGCTGTTGCCATTGCGTCCATCATCACATTGGTTGCATCGTTCATACGAGCTTCAATCAATGGGATAATTGCTGCGTCTTGCTGTACTGCACCCTCCATACCCAAGAATGGGACGGGAGAAATCATCAGTTTCAAGTCGTATTCAGCGTTATAAGCACCCTGTTGGACAGAAGGCTGGTTGAATGAACCAGAATAGTCTGACCACTGAGCATTTACAAACTGTGCACCTTGAACAGGGACGGTAATTGAAGAAACACCACCTGAAGCTTGTTGACTGTTTGCAATCAACGCTGCCATCAATGGCGTGGAGTTGTACAGTTGTACAACGAGTTTTGGAATAAAGGCTCTGCGGGTAACGTAAGTTAACTCAGTAAACTGACTCGACCCCGTTGCTGGCAGAATACCACCACCTATAGCCATAACGACTCCTTAAAGATGGGCATTTCTGCCCCGACAAATTAAACCCTCTTTTAAACTCATAACCCGATTGGTCTGCTACGTGGATTACGCAACTCAGCCAACGCCTTTGATGCTTCATTACGAGCAGCATTGGCAGGATTCTTCCAGTACGCAGACAAGTCAAACTTGTTCATAGCGTTTGGATTGTAACCAGATGAAGTTGGCTTTGCAGCTTGTCTCATCCAATTTAAATAGTCCGCAGCAGTCTCGTGGTCATGGATTTTTTTCTCCATCATAATTTTTTCTACTTCTGGAATATCATCCTCAGAAGAGACCAAACCTTTTTTCACCAAACTGGCTCTGCGTTTGTTCAAGTCATCAATAGCATCACGCTCTCTAAACTTTGCCTGTAGAGCATCGTTTTCTTGACGCATCTGAGCTAACTCATTTCTAGTCATATCCTTGATTTGAATCTCAGGGATTTGCATATCGGGCTTTACCCGTTGAGTTAGACGCAAGAAATCTTCCCGAGTCTTTGGGTCTTCAGCCATTGTTTGGGCTAACTGAGCCAATTCATCTCGTGCTTCTAATGACAAATTTTCTAAAGACATGATACAACCCTCTTTTTAAACTAAATAACTTTTTT